CTGCAACCCTTAGGACCGGCTTATATACCCTTCCAACTTCAAGTGAATCCATATCAACATCAAAGTACATACCTTCCGAATCTGCACAAACCCTTGTAAATGTTGAGTCAAATCCTATAATCTCTTCATCTGTTTTTTCATCAATGATTGCATAACAAGCTTTTGTTGCGGTAAAAGTCTTTATTGTATCTGCAACTGATGCTGTTGTATATGTTGCCTCAGGGAATGTTTCTCTTACAACTGGTCTAAATCTTACCATTTGTCTTCTATCATATTTTCCAGAATTGCTTTTATAATATACAGTTGCTTGCTCAGTACCTATTGCTGTCTTAGATGTTGACCATGAATAGTCATCAACTTTATGCTCAACTCTAGGATAATATATAGTATTTGTATCTGCAGAAAAGTACTTTATTGCGGGTGGTGCTATACTTCCAGATTCATTTTGGTGCTTTATTATCAATCCGTGGTTTGTTAGTGCACTATTACTTACGTGAGTTAAATATGTTGTTATATCTATATTTAAGTCATATCTTGTTGATTCAAGCTCACCACTATTATATGATGGTCCATCATCAATAAAAGATGAAACACTACCACTATTAGAGCCAGTATACCATGTTCCTCCACCATTTCCTACTGTTGTTGAGGAAGATGCATGTCCAGCAGCTGCTGATGGTGTTGGCCATTCAACTCCATTAGATTCATTGCTTCTAAAGTTCCAATTTGCTCCAATTGCATCTTGAACATTGTGGTTATCAAAATACTTTCCCGTCCCCTCTTTCCATTGGCTGGTTAATGGGAATATCTCTGCTTTAGTACTCCTATCTTCTGCACCTTCTACATTTGCAGCAAATAGTCTTAAGCTTGCTGATGTAAATGCATATCTTGCATATTGTTCTGTTGTGCCGTTTACTGGCCATGCTGGTTTAATAAGTATTCTACTCGATTCATTTGTAGACTTACCCCAGTCTGCAGATGTTCTTACTGTCATTTCTAGTATTTCATCTGCACCTGCATTTAGAGTTTTATTCCACTCATAAATTGTTGTATCACTACTTATCTTAAATAATCTAATCATGATGCTCTCCTAGTAATTAACAACCCTTCCTATGATATCTTTTTGAGGATATTTAATCTCAAATACACTTGGGTCAAGTGAAGGATATATCATGTCATTCCTTGTTGCCTCATTCATATCATATTTGTTACCAGAATATCCATCTTCTGTTTTGTATTTATTTTCATATCTTACATCAATTACAGATTGTACGCCTTCTACGTTAGCTAAATCTAATATAACATCCTTCTTAATTATTGGCTTTCCAAAGTTCATCTTTGAGCTATCAAATGTTTCTTGTAATTTATCTATACATTGTAATAAAACTGCATTTGAATTGTGTGAGGGTAGTACTACAATGTCAAAGAATACACCAAAATTAATTATATATCCATCCTTTATGTTTATAGCATCTGTTAGCATTCTATATTGTGATAAATAGTTTTTAAGATTTAGCTTTGTTGCAGCATTTATTGTTGTTAAATTTGCATTATTATCCTCACCTAATACATATAAATTAATTGCAAGTGGATTTTTAATTTCCTCTTTTGATTGCGCATTTAATTGCTGGTCTTGTATTACATATGCTTTAGATACATGACCAAACCTTTGTGGCATTGAAATAGCTCTTAATATATAGTCATCTTTTGTGACTATCCTCTTTTGAGCAGAAAAATAAGCCATTGCATTTCTTTTAACACTTTCCAGATTTTCTGCACCTGCACCTCCTGTTGCTGGTTCAAAGTTTATTACTGCTAGTGAGTTCTTAACTACTGCCAGTGTAGAAGAGTCTAAGCCTTGTTCATCTATTTGAGTATTTGCATTTATAGTTGTTATTGTCTTTGAGTCAACATTGCTATTAACACCTTTTCCAACCCTATATGTCACCACCAATGATGTATTTGATGGAGCTAGACCGTATGTTCTTGAATACAAAAAGTTTGATGGATCGAATCCTCTATCTATCTTTGACTTTTCACCTGGCAATGCTGTCCCAAGGTTATTTGAGTTAGGAAGAATCTTTTCATCACTATATGAAGAGACTCCAGAGCCAAAATGAACCTTTGTAGTTCCATCATCATTTACAGTTGTCTTAAATCTTCTTGGTGTTGTAAGCATACTCAGTATCTTTGGAGTTTGGTGCTTGTAGGCAGACAATTGTGGGTCAAAAGCCCAATCATTAACATCTTCCCTAAATACAGTGTCTTGTGCCAAATTATCAACCTCGTACCATGTATTTCCATCTGTATCAACTATTGAGTCTATTGATATTACATTTTCATCTTTTATTGTAAACGAGTCATTTGGTGTTGCTGAGCTGAATGAAAATGTTTGAGACTTCTCTTCACCATGTTCACAGTCAACAAACTTTTTTAACAAATAATATTCTGGTTGGCCTGTTGATTGATTTATCTGATATACACTTATATTTGTTGGGTCTATTGAGCTTGATACTGCAAAATCAATCTGCGTTAGTGTATTGAAGTTAAAGCCACCTATAGATGTACATTTTGCACCTTCATTTACTATTAGGCAATAGCTAAAGTCTGGTCTTGAAGCTGCACCAGTATTTATTGATGGTAAAAGCTGATAGATTGCTAATCTGCATGTAGATGGTGTTGTCACTCTTGGTTTATATCCAAATGATTGTGCTATTGCAAAAACATTCTTTTGTTCCTGAGCTCTATCAAGCAATTGTTCTTTCATAGAATAGTCTGTATACATTGATAGTACATCGCCAACATATGATGCCATTTCAATAAACATCATACCTGGTGATGCCTCACTAAAGTCATTATATGTATTTGGATAATATGTCTTTGCAAACTCAATTAAGTTTGCTTTATATGAGTCAAAATCCTTTGATAGATAGTTTATTTTTTTACTAGCCATTATGCAACTCCAGTCGTAATTTCTAATATTTCATTTATATCATACTCCCTAACTGAGAAGCCTAATACTATATTTATTTTGTTTTCACTTTGATTTACTTCAAGATTTTCAATTCTGCATAGTGGCATGTATTTGTCAAATGCATCTTGTATCTCATCATATATTGTTTCATCTAGGTCTCTAACATTCTGTTCAAATAATAGATTATATATATTTGTTCCAAAATCTGGGTTCATTATTCTTTCACCCTTATTTGTCAATATTAAATTTCTAACATTTGAAATAACCTGGTCTTTTGTTAGATATGAAGACCTAAAAAGAGTACTTCCATCTATTCCCGGTTTTGTTCCTCCCGATATTCCACTACTACTTGTACCATCCTTTGAGTAGCCAGAGTCAGTAGTTGAATTATTACCAAATGGTAATACTATACCAATTGCCTTTTCCTCAATCAAGTCAATAGGATTTATCATCTTAGGATCGACTACGTCTCTACGTCTGCCATAGACAGCCTTTACAGATGTTCTACCTGTATACTCACCCATTCTTGACTTTGATTGTGCCATTTTTACTTCTTAAATCTTTTTACTAATTCTGTATAATCTCTTGTTAGTGCCTTTTCAACAGCAGCATCTACTGGTTTATGAGCTAAATCTTTTGGTACCATACTTTCAACTGTTGGTGTCCCACCTTGCAATTGCATGAATTGACTTCTAGCATCATTAGAATTAAATGTCTTCATTGTCTTGAAGCTATTGTCATTTGCTGTTGCGTTTAGTGCCTCATTAAGAGAGGCATTCTTTGCGTAACTTATACTATCATGCTCATTAAACTTTTCAATCATACTATTTTGAACTTGTTGAGCACTTTGCTTTTTCTTATTACCAAATATCTCAGTAAGAGACTTTTCAACTTCCTGTTGTACTATCTCTCTGATTATCCTTGATAATTTCTTTTTAGCGTTTGCCATAAATTTACTCCTATTTATTATAAATATTAGATTTATTATATTTTTATGCTTTTAGCTTTTTAATAGCAGACCCTATTTTTGCTACTAAGCCAGCATTACTTGCTGGACCTGTTGGTCCTACACCAGTTGTAAATGTTGCACTACCTTTTACTAATTGGTCCAGCTCCTTTTGTATATTTTCGACTACATCCATTAACTCATCAAAGTCAACTACCCACTTTTTTGTTGATAGTCCTATCTTATCTGCAGACGACATAATTATATTGTCCTTTTTAGAGCTTAATACCAATCTATTTGACCTCATTATAATTTGTCCATCTGCATATTCATTTATCTTTTCATAGTCCTTGTGCGTTGGAGATTCTAGTTGTAATGTAGATATAGGTGCTTCAGATGCTAAATATATTGAGCAATCATCTTCAATAATATCCTCACTACCTAACCCTTCTTCCTCGTCATTATTACACGTTATCATCATAACAGGTTTATTTTCAGACTTACCACCAAACAGCTTTCCTAAAAAGCCCTCCTCTGATGTTGATGTAAATCTAATTGTTTGGCCTGCCCTACCTTCAAGTATTATATCACCTTCTGTTGGGTCCATCTTTCTTGTTTGTCTAGGTTTAGCAAATAAACCAAAAAAGAAGTCTGATTTGTCTGGTAATACTGATGCTCTCTTTTGTGATATATTTTCACCTAATTGGCCTCTAGAATTAAAAATATTTGAATAGTAGTATTGTTTTTCAGGTCCTTTTATTACAAGTACATACTCACCTGGAAGAGGTACTGCTCTAAAATACGGACTTAATC